TTGCGAACGGATCTGCATTGGGACGGCATACTGGACTGGCGGATTGCATCGCAAGTGAGATTTTATCATTGCCCGCCGCCGACGTTGCGGAGGTGGTGCATGGGGAGTGGGTAACGCACTATCGAAGCGGAACGCCTGTTGCCAAGGGGTATGTATCAACGTGCTGCGATATGTGGAACAACCGCAAGAACGATTACTGCCCCAACTGCGGCGCGCGGATGGATGGAGGGAACAAAGGTGAATGAAAGCGCCGCTGACTGGGGCCTTGTTTTCGATACGCTGCTGCTGATAGCGTTTCTTCAGTCGGATGCGGAAACGCCGGAGGCTGCGGCGGAGAAATTCGCGAAGAAACTCCTTGACATTCCGGAGAATGTAGACCTTTTCGCGGAAACGCCGGAAGAAAACAGAACGATGGATGCGGAGATTGGGGATGGAATAGAGGGCGTATAGGTATGGACTACTGGCACAAGGACTGGAAATGTCCATTCTACAAGTACAACGAGCAGCGAAAGGTCTGCTGCGAGGGCGGATGCCGGGTACAGTTTGTGGACAAGTCCTCGGCGGGGCGGTATATGGCTCGGTACTGCGCGTCCTTCCGCTATGCGGACTGTACGATCGCGCAGTCCAGAATCGAAATTTACGAAGGAGTAAACAGACCATGACCAAAATGCAGGAGATTCGAGAACTGAAAAGTAAAATTCAGGGACTTCGGAACCAGAATGAAGGGATGCGCGACAAGTGCATTCGCTTAGAGAAGGAATGTGCAGAACTCAGGGCCGGCGCAAAACAGGTGACGGGACTGGTGGATGCGATTCTTGCGCTGATGGCGCGTGAGAATGGTGCGGAGTTTGACGGTGGGTATGAGCTGTTTTTTCACAGCGGAGATCTGCGACAGTATATGGAACGCTGGAAGGTAGAAACAACGAAAGACGAAGGCGTGTTTAAAGTACGGGCTGTAAAAAAGGAGGAACAGGCATGACATATGTAGAAGAGACAAACGCAGCTGACCGGAGATCTCTCCGCAACGCGCTCGCGCTTCACATCTCGGAGTTGGAGGATGCCAATGCGGTATTTCAAAGTCTGTTGTATGAGCAGATGGCAACAAATGATTGCACAAGAGAGTATGAACTTTCACTTTTGCGGATGATCCAGCAGACGTTGGATGATTTTTTGAACAACTGGAATCTGACGGCGGCAACGAACGATGAATACGCACTTAAGAATGAAGCTACGTATGTCGCGCGGGCAAGCCTCGCCTCAGTGGTGGAGGATAAAATCGAAAAATACAGGAAGAAACTGTACAAGAAGGAACTGAGTTACGAAGCAATTATGAAAGAGACTTCCATGCTGGAACAGATGGATGACGCGAAACTGAACGCGGAGCTGGATAAGCGTCTCAAGGAGGACTTAGTATGATTCGAGTGGAAAAATTGACGATGGCGGAACGAAGCACGTGCATCGAGGCGCTGGGCGAAGCCGTGGAGGAACTGAAGAATGTGAAGAAGGTATTCGACGATGCAATGCTGTTTTGGCCGATCAAGGAAGACCCGCATTTCTCTCAGGCCTTTGATGTGCAGCGGGCACGGCTCCAGCTGGTTTTACAGGGGTTGGATAAATTCCTGCTGACTTGGTCGCTGACGACTGGAGAAGAAAACGAACTCACCAATATGCTGCTGGATAGCGGCGCGCAGGGATGCCGGGCAAGCATGCTCTGGGATATGCTTGCGAAATGCCAAAAGGAGCTGGTCTCCAAAGGAAAGAGCATAGAGAAAGTTCAGGCGTTGATGACAGAAGTCCGGCAGATGGACGATGTATCGGCGATGACGCGCTGTGAAGAGCTGATGGGATGGCCTGACGAAGTGCCGCTCGGCAAGGATGAATAAACGCAAAAAAGGGACGGTGCAGAATGTACCTCCATTCGGAAAAACCTCGGTGAAATACCGAGGTTTTATCCTGTTTACGGGGTGAAAGATATGGGATGGTCTGCTATGCTGGATGCAGAAATACAAATAATTCCGAGAAAGGAGGAACCGGGATGGCGAAGACCGGAAGGAAGCCGAGGTTTGAATCGGCGAAGGAAATGGAAGATCGGATCGACGCATACTTTGAACAGTGCAAGGGAGAACCCTTATACGATGAATCCGGGATGCCGGTCTTCGATAAGAAGGGAAACCCGGTTCTGATTCATGAGAAGCCACCGACGATTGTCGGGCTTGCGCTGGCATTGGGGTTCACATCGCGGCAAACGCTGCTGAATTATGCGGCAAAGCCGGAGTTCGTGGACACAATTACGCGCGGGAAGTCCCGTGTAGAGGCTTATGCGGCGGAACGGCTCTTTGATCGGGACGGCGCGAAGGGCGCGGAGTTTACACTTGCCTGCAACTTCGGCTGGAGAATGCCGAAGGAGACGGCAGAGGACGGCGAGAAGGCACAGAGCGGCGTGATCCTGATGCCAGAGGTGCAGGATGGGTAACGTGATCTGGAAGCCGCAGCCGAAACAGGCGGTATTTATGGCACGGCCTGAATACGAGGCACTATATGGCGGAGCTGCCGGCGGCGGGAAGAGCGACGCGCTTGTGATCGAGGCGCTGCGTCAGGTGGATATTCCCCACTACAAGGCTCTGATTCTCCGCAAGACCTACAACCAACTCTCGGAGCTGATCGACAAGACGTTGCGCTATTACCCGGCGGCATTCCGCGGCGCGAAGTACAACGCAACGTCCCACACCTGGACATTCCCATCCGGGGCGAAGATCATCTTCGGCTCAATGCAGTACACGAAGGACCGGACGAAGTATCAGGGGCAGGCGTATGACTTCATCGCATTTGACGAGCTGACGCACTTCACCTACGACGAATATATGTATCTGTTCTCGCGAAACCGCCCGAATGGGCCGGGGACGCGGGTTTATATCCGCTCGACGGCGAACCCCGGAAACGTGGGTCATGCGTGGGTGAAGGAACGGTTCATCACGGCGGCGCCGCCGATGACGCCAATCACGGAGGATACGACGTGGGCAGACCCGGACGGGACACAGCACAGCGCGACGCAGACGCGGATCTTTGTGCCGTCCAGCGTGTTTGACAACCCGGCTCTGCTGGCGAACGACCCGAAGTATGTGCAAAGGCTGGCGTCGATGCCGGACGCAGAGCGGAAGGCCCTGCTCTATGGAGACTGGGATTCGTTCTCCGGTCAGGTATTTGCGGAGTGGCGCAACGACCCGGCCCATTATCAGGACAGGCGGTTCACGCACGTCATCAATCCGTTTATGGTTCCGCAGGACTGGGCGATCTGGTGCGGCCTCGACTGGGGATATTCCCGGCCATTCTCAGTCGGATGGTATGCGGTCGACCGAAACAGGCGGATGTACCGCATCCGGGAACTCTACGGCTGCACGGGGACGCCGAACGAGGGTGTGAAATGGGAACCGGCACAGGTGGCGCGGGAGATCAAACGCATCGAGGCGGACGATCCGAACCTCCGGGGACGGACGATCCACCGCGTGGGCGACCCGGCAATCTGGGGCAGCGACGGCACGGAGAGCATCGGAGCCTTGATGGAGCGGGAGCGCGTGTACTTCGAGAAGGGCGACCACGCCCGCATTGACGGCAAGATGCAGCTGCATCACAGGCTTGCCTTTGATGATTCCGGTGTGCCGATGCTCTATATCTTCTCCACGTGCCGGAACTTTATCCGGACAGTCCCGGCGCTGGTCTACGACGAGACGGACGTGGAGGACGTCGACACGGCGGGCGAGGATCATATCTACGACGAATGTCGCTACGTAGCGATGGAGAACCCGATTGCACCGCCGGAACGGAAGCTGGTACAGGCGAAGCCTTACAATCCCCTCGACACGGACGACGCGCCGAGGTATGGACGATATGACTTTTACAGATAGGAGGATCACATGGCAAGATTTGAGCAATATGGGAGGCCGAACGGGCTGCCGGGCGTACAGGAGCAGGGCGGCATGGAGCCGCACGCGGCGCTGGAAGTCCTGAACCGGCCGGAGGGCACACAGGTCATCGGAAAAAAGGAAATTCAGGAGGCGGCGCAGATTCTGACGCGCTACAAGGACGGCAAGGCCAACTTCGAGCGGCGCATTGTCGAGGATGAATTGTGGTGGGAGCTTCGGCACTGGGAGGTAGTGAGAAAGGCCAGAGACAAGGATCATCCCACACCGGACCCGTCGTCGGCGTGGCTGTTCAACGCGATCTGCAACAAGCATGCCGACGCGATGGACAACTATCCGGAGCCGATCGTGCTGCCGAGAGAGCAGAGCGACGAGGGAAGCGCGAAGACGCTGAGCGAGGTTTTGCCGGTCATTCTCGAGTACAACGACTATGAGCAGACCTATTCTGACAACTGGTGGGAAAAGCTGAAGCACGGCACAGCGGCCTACGGTGTGTTCTGGAACCCGGAGAAGGAAAACGGCGTCGGGGATGTGGACATTCGGGCTATTGACCTGCTGAAGATCTTCTGGGAGCCGGGCGTGACGGACATTCAGGATTCGAAGAACCTGTTCGTCGTGGAGCTGGTGGACGAAGAGACGCTGGATGCGCAGTATCCGGAGTATGCCGGGAAGATGCGAGGCAACGCCATCGACGTGAAACAGTACATTTACGATGATACAGTCGACACGTCGGAGAAATCCGTGGTGGTGGACTGGTATTACAAGGTCAAGACACCGGGCGGCGCGACGGCGCTGCACTATGCCAAGTTCGTTGGGGATGTGCTGCTCTACGCAAGCCAGAACGACCCGGAGTACGCGCAGACGGGATTCTATTCCGATGGGCAGTATCCGGTCGTGCTGGATGTGCTCTACCCAGAGAAAGGCACTCCGGCGGGGTTCGGCTACGTTTCGATCTGCAAAGACCCGCAGATATATATCGATTCTCTGAGCGGGAACATCTTGGAGAACGCGATGATGACCACGAAGAAGCGGTTTTTCGTCTCGTCGTCCACGAATGTCAACGAAGACGAGCTGATGGACTGGAAGAAGCCGGTTGTGCGCGTGGAAGGGACGCTGGACGACAAGCGTATCCAGGAGATCCAGCTGACGCCGATGAGCAGCATCTATTACAACGTCCTGCAAATGAAGATCGAAGAGATGAAGGAGACGGCCTCGAACCGCGACGTCTCGAACGGATCGACCGGCTCCGGCGTGACGGCAGCTGCGGCCATTGCGGCGCTTCAGGAGGCGGGCAACAAGGCGTCGAGAGACATGATCTCCGCGTCGTATCGCACACATGTGAAAATCGCGAAGATGGTGATCGAGCGCATCCGGCAGTTTTACGACGAGGCGCGGGCCTTCCGCGTGACGGCGCCGAACGAGCAGGGATATGACTTCACGACGCTCTCCAACGCCGGTCTGCGGGATCAGGCAATCGGCATTGACCATGCGACGCAGGAGGTGCTTTACCGGAAGCCGGTGTTCGACCTCAAGATCAAGGCGCAGAAGAAGAACCCGTTCTCCCGGATGGAGCAGAACGAGCGGGCGAAGGAGCTGTATGCGGCGGGATTCTTCAATCCGGAACAGGCCCAGCCCGCATTGATCGCGCTGGAGATGATGGACTTCGAGGGCATCGACAAGATCAAGGAACAGGTAGCGCAGGGGCAGACGCTTTTGAACATCATAAACCAGATGTCGGCGCAGATGGAACAGCTGGCTGCGATGGTGGCGATGACGACCGGAGCGGCCCCAACAACGGCGCAGCCGTCCGGCCAGTCCGCGCCGAAGCAGAGCGCGGGCGGCAGCGGGATCGCCGACGCGGTGACAAAGGCGCAGACGCCGATGACGGACTATGGGACGCGGCTGGCACAGCGGAGCAAGCCCGATATGGATTCCGGCAGCGATGCGGCGGCGGTGACGAGATGACGAGGGTCTATCTGGAACGGGACGGGAACCTCTACACCCTGTCGGCACAGGGACACGCGACCGGAAGCGTGGAGGTCTGCGCGGCGGTATCGGCACTGATTCAGACGCTTCGGTGCTATCTTATGGGCAGAGAGGCGATGATCTACGACCGCATGACGGACGGCGCGGCATTTTTGACGTTCCGGATCGACGATCCGGCCCCGTTTGACATGGTGTGCTGCGGTCTCCAGTGCCTGGAGAAGACCGCACCCGATAAAATTTCCGTAGAAATTCAGGAAATATCCTGATTTACGGGGTGAAAACCCCTTGCAAATCCATCATACTGATACTGTCCTCCTGATTGTGCTCCGTGGCGGACTATGTTTCTACGATCTCCGCAAATCGAACACGGGCGGTCTTCCACGGAGCATTGCAGGAGGAACACGGCACACGGGGCCGTATACCCGCGATTGGAGGTACACTATGAATACTTTTTCTTTCTGGCTGCATCAGTTTGAGGGCGGGGACGGCGGAGCCGCAGCGCCCGCAGCCGGGACGATGGGCGATTCCCAAAGCGCAGCTCCCGTGAACACCCAGCGGGGCAAATCGGGCGAAAACGTGCTCTACGGCAAGCAGGCCGTGACTGACACGCAGGATGCGCCTTCCGACGCCGGGAAGGCAGAGACGGACGTCAAGGTGACGTCAAACACGCTGGAGGAGAAACGCAAGGCGTATCGATCTATGGTCTCCGGGGAATACAAGGACGTATACACCGAGGACACCCAGCGCATCATCAACCGAAGATTCTCTGACATGAAAGCCTTGCAGACGCAGCTGGACGATGCGAAGCCGGTTTTGGACGCGCTCCGGGAACGCTACGGCGTGGAGGACGCGAAAGACCTTCTCAAAGCCATTGACAGCGACCATGCGTACTGGGCGGAAGCCGCCGACGAAGCGGGCATGAGCGAACAGCAGTACCGCGAGTTCGTCCGGATGCGCCGCGAGAACGAGGCGTTCCGCCGGGCGGCGGAAGAGCAGGAAGGGCAGAAGCAGGTACAGGCGCAGGTACAGCAGTGGATGCAGGACGCGGAAGTGCTTCAGCAGAAGTTCCCGCAATTTGACCTGTCTGTGGAGATGGAGAATCCGACGTTCATGTCGATGCTCAAGGCCGGGACGCCGGTGGAGCATGCGTACAAGGTGATGCACTTCGACGAGATCATGTCCGGCGCGATGCAGCAGGCCAGCATACGGACGGAGAAGAATGTGACAGATAACATTCGCGCCCGTGGAAACCGGCCTGTGGAGAACGGAACGGCGCGGCAGAGCGCATTTACCATCAAGGACGATGTTTCCAAGCTGACCAAGAAGGATCGCGCGGAGATCGCCCGCAGAGCTGCGAGAGGGGACATTATCACATTCTGACCCTTTCGCGAGAAAGGAGAATTATGAAAAATCTTTATGAACTCGTTGCCTTTGACCTGAGAATGTTCGACGGCAACACGAACGTCACGACGGACGTCGGTCTGAGTGACGAAATGAAAACCTACTATTCGGACTATCTGATCGACCTGACGGAACCGAAGCTGGTACACGATCAGTTCGGCCAGAAGCACCCGATCCCGAAGAACGGCGGCAAGACCATCGAATTCCGCAAGTATGACCCGCTGCCCAAAGCGCTCACGCCGCTCAAGGAAGGCGTGACCCCGGATGGCCGGAAGCTCACCATGTCTGTTCTGACCGCGAAGGTGGAGCAGTACGGCGACTATGTCGAGCTGGCTGACATCCTGCTGCTGACCGCGATTGACAACAACCTCGTCCAGGCGACGAAGCTGCTGGCCTCTCAGGCTGGCCGGACGCTGGACACCATCACCCGCGAAGTGCTCGCTGGTGGCACGAACGTCCTCTACTCCGGCGGCAAGAAAGACCGCTCGGAGCTGACCGGCGGCAGCGCGACGGAAAGCGAGAACTGCTACCTGACGATTGACGACGTGCGCAAGGCCGTCCGCTATCTGAAGGTGCAGAACGCGGAGCGCATCAACGGCAACTTCGTCGGCATCATCCATCCGGACGTGTCCTATGACTTCATGAACGACCCGAAGTGGGTGAACGTGAAGACCTACTCCGACCCGGAGGGCATCTATGAGGGCGAGATCGGCAAGATCGAGGGCGTCCGCTTTGTGGAGAGCACCGAGGCGAAGATCTTCGCCGGTGAAGACCTCGCGTCTGACAGCCGGACACTGCTGGTGAATGGCGCGATCTCTTCGGCGACGAAGGAAGTCACCTTCGACGGCGGCACGGTCGCCGCGAACGCGCTTGCTGGCCGCATGATCCTGATCGGCGACACGCTGTGCGAGGTCGTATCCAACACGGCCACGAAGATCACGCTGAAGGAGAACATCTCCAGCGCAGCGGACAACGCCGTGATCTCTCCGGGCGAGGGCGGCAAGGGCGGCAGAAGCGTCTATTCCACGCTGATCCTCGGCGACAACGCATACGGCGTGACGGAGCTGACCGGCGGCGGTCTCCAGCACATTGTGAAGCAGCTCGGCTCTTCCGGTACGGCTGACCCGCTGAACCAGCGCGCGACTGCTGGCTGGAAGGCAACGAAGACGGCGGAGCGCCTTGTCGAGCAGTACATGATCCGCATTGAATCCGCCTCGACCTTTGAATCCGCAGCAAACTGAGACCATGCCCGCCCCTTCGGGGGCGGGTAACAGACAAGGAGGAACATGATGGCAAACAAACCGCAGGACATGAATGAGCTTGTCCCCTTCTTCGCGTTCCGGGACAACGACAAATACAAGGACGACATTTTCGTCGGCTGGAACGGCAAGGGCTATCAGATCCAGCGCGGCAAACAGGTGATGATCCCGCGCGGCGTCTATAACATCCTGATCCGCTCGATGCGGCAGGACGAGCGGACGGCGGAACTGATGGCAAGTCAGGCGCGGCAGTATGCCGAGAAATCCGGTGCACTTCGTTAATATCGTCCGCGAAACCACCACGAATGGCACTACGACACGGCGTAGGGAGTATTTAGGCTCTCTGCGCCGTTTTTCTGCAAAGGAGGGAAGAAATTGACCGTACAGAGCGCAATTACGATGGCGCGGAACCTGAAACAGGTGGATGAGACACACTATCCGGATTCGATGCTGCTGCAATTCCTCAACGAAGTGGAGGGCAAGGTACAGACCGAAGTATTGATGATCGCCCCGGATGACACGGTGCGCTACGGCGCGGACGATCTGACGAGCGAGATGATCGTTACGGCTCCGCACGACAAGCTCTATTACGTCTATCTGATGGCGATGATCGATTTCGTCAACGGAGAATATGACCGGTATACAAACTCGATGAACCTCGCGAACGCCCATATCACGGAATGGGCGGCATGGTACAACCGAACGCACCGCAGAGGAAAGCCGGAAGAGCTGGGGATCTACTTCTCGGCGTATGGGATCGCCGTGAAGCACGGCTACACCGGCACGGAGGAAGAATGGCTTGCGTCGCTGAAGGGCGACCCGGGCGAGCCGGTCGTCATCCGGTTCGACCAGACTTCCGGGCAGCTCCAGTGGAAGTATCAGAACGAGAGTACATGGCATGACGTTCTCTCGCTGGAAGAGCTGCAAGGGGCGCTGGTGTCCTCGACGATTGCACAGGCACAGGAGGCCAAAGACGCGGCAAAGGCGGCGCAGGCGGCTGCGGAGGCCGCAAGCAGCGCGTCGCAGGAAGCGTCGGAACACATGGCCTATATCGGTTCTAATGGAAACTGGTATCAGTGGAGCGCCGGGGAAGGGAAAATGGTCGATTCCGGCGTCAAGGCGCAAGGCCCCATCGGCCGGACCGGCCCGCAAGGCCCGCAGGGAAAACAGGGCGTTCAGGGTATTCAGGGCGAGAAGGGCAATCAAGGCGACAAGGGAGAAAAGGGAGACAAGGGCGAGACGGGAGAGACTGGCGCGACGGGACCGGAGGGGCCGAGAGGGCCGCAGGGCTTGCAGGGCGTTCAGGGCGAACCCGGCAAGGGATTGACTATCTCTGGCTACTACGCAACGGCGCAGGCGCTGGCCGCTGCGGTGACAAACCCATCCACTGGTGATGCTTATGGTGTTGGCACGGCAGAACCGTATGACATTTACATCTACGATGGCGTGACCCATGCGTGGGTGAACAACGGCCCCTTGCAGGGCGCGAAGGGCGAGAAGGGCGACAAGGGCGATACTGGCGCAGTCGGCCCGCAAGGCCCGCAGGGCGAGACCGGGCCGAAGGGCGCGGACGGCACTAACGGAACGAACGGCATAACCCCGACGATCGGTGCGAATGGGAACTGGTATCTCGGAAGCACGGACACGACGAAGCCCTCGCGCGGCGCGAAGGGTGACAAGGGTGATCCCGGAGACAAGGGCGAGACCGGCGACACTGGGCCGCAGGGGCCACAAGGTGAGAAGGGCGACACTGGAAGCACAGGGCCGCAGGGCCCGAAGGGCGATCCGGGTGAGACCGGCCCGCAAGGCCCCGCCGGTCACACGCCGGTCAAGGGGACGGATTACTGGACGGCGGCGGATCAGACGAGCATGGTCAATGACGTGCTGGCGGCGCTGCCGACGTGGAGCGGAGGTGCGTACTGATGGCGTATGACAAGGTCGTTGATTCGGCGTCGCTGGATTCGAAGCTGACGCAGGTCGCGGACGCGATCCGGACAAAGGGCGACACCAGCGCCGATCTGCAATTTCCATCCGGTTTTATCTCCGCCATTCAGGCCATTCAGACCGGCACGGAATTGAAGATCATCGTGTCTGTGACCTCTGGTGCAACTGTTACCGCTACAAAAGGAAGCAAGGTCGTAAGCGGCGCATCCGTCAACGGAACGTGTACACTTGTGGTTCCAGAAGAAGGAGAATGGACGGTTAGTGCAACATTAGGTGGGGAAACAAGTAAAAGCAACGTTGTGAACGTTACATCTTCATATGACACAACATTGGTGTTTATATCTCCCATACTGAATGATAATTCATGGGAAACCATTCGGGAGATTTCTGATGCTGGAACAGGCGAAAACTTTTGGAGTATCGGCGACCGAAAGGAAGTTACATTGAATGGCACGGTTGGTGCGCTGACGCTCTCGAATTACACAACATACGCTTTTATCATTGGATTCAATCATAATGCTGAGCTAGAGGGCTCTAACCGTATCCATTTTCAGCTTGCAAAGACCGCGCTCTCCGGCGGTACGGACGTGTGTTTCTGCGATAATCAATATGGCCCGGATAGCGGATGGTCGTCCCCGGGCTCGGGCTATTTCGTTATGAACGCGAGCAACACGAACTCCGGCGGGTGGAAAAGCTCGCAAATGCGTACAAACATTTGCGGGACGAGCCTCTCGAGCTATTCCGGGACGATTATTGCAGTCATTCCGGCGGCGCTCCGTGCAGTATTGAAATCCGTGACGAAGTACACGGACAATACGGCAAACGGCGGCGGCTCGACGGCGAGCTACGTAACAGCGACGACGGATTACTTTTTCCTCCTCTCGGAGTTCGAGGTTTTCGGTAGCATTTCCTACGGAAACACGAACGAGAAGAACAAACAAGCGCAGTACGCCTATTATTCCGCCGGGAATAGCAAAATCAAGTACAAGCACAATCGCACGAGTGTCGCCGCTCTTTATCTGCTCCGTTCTCCGCAAGCGGGCGCCTCCGACCGTTTCGTGTATATAAACACCGACGATACACACAACGCCACCGTCGCGGGCTGTTCCCTCGGCTTCGCGCCCGGCTTTTGTGTATAGGAGGAAATATGGACTATATCACCTATAAGCGATTTAAGGGCAAATCCATCTCTGGTGAGGTCAATATCCCATACGGTACGATTTTGCAGGAGCGTGAAAAATTCCTCTATCTGGACGGAAAGCCGGTCTGCTGCGTGACGAGTGAAAACGGATGGAATCATTTTCGACCACTGACCGATGAGGGCAAATACCGGCAGGATATGCTGGATAAACTCTATCGCTGGTATACAAAGCACGGATGCGGTGAGGATTTCACCGATGAGAACTGGCCGGGACAGGAGAACGGCTATTGGAAGAATCGGTTGAGAACAGCCAGCACGGAACGGTTGAAACAGATCTATTTTGAGAAATTCGGGGTGATGCCATGTATGCAGTAAAAAAAGAGGGTGCATTTGCCGGGTATGCGGACAGTATTGTGCTCATCAAACTGCACGGCAACGGATGCTATGTGCCGTGCAAGGAAGCGGAGGCCGAGGGATTTTGTGCGAAGATGGCCGTGGCGCTGACCGACAAGGACGGGAAGGAATATCAGGCACTGTCTGATACGGTGTTCCGGCTTGCGGGCAAGCTTCTGAAAGGCACAGAACCAGAGGGCAGCTATGAGGAAATGGGTGCGGCATTGCCACTCACGGATGCAGAAACAGCGGCGAAAATTTTACTTGGGGAGGCGGATTGATGAACTACACAGAACGGGCGCGGAAGCTTCGACCATATATTGAAAAAGCGGCCGTGAGTCTAGCTGATGAAGATGCGTTGCAAGCAGTGGAGCTGTTTCCCCAGTGGGTGACAGGCCATGCTTATGTAGTAGATGAGCGGTTGCAATACAATGGCGTATTATATCGCGTGATTCAGGCGCATACCTCACAGGCAGATTGGACACCGGATATTACACCGGCGCTATTCGTGGCTGTTTCGCTGGATGAATGGCCGGAATTTGTGCAACCGACTGGTGCGCATGATGCCTACAAAAAGGGCGACAAGGTTACGTTTGAGGGTAAGCACTATATCAGCCTGATTGACGCGAACGTGTATTCGCCCACAGCATATCCGGCTGGTTGGCAGGAACAGACATAAAAATACCGGGAAAGGAAGTAAGAGATGGACGATGGAATTCAGGCAAAGATCGCCGAAATCGAGGCCCGCAGCAAGAGCAACACACACCGCATCAACGACCTAGAGGAGGACAACCGGGCGCTGCACACGCTGGCGACGTCGGTCGAAGTCCTCGCCGCGAAGCAGGAGACCATTGAGAGCAACGTGCAGGAGATCAAGACGGACGTCAAGGCATTAAAGGCCGTGCCGGGGAGTAAGTGGGAGGCGCTGGTCAAGACCATTTTGACGGCTCTGGCGGGCGGGCTTGTGGCCTATGCGTTATTCAGATTGGGGTTGAGCTGACATGCCGGGGAATATTCTGAGCGCGGACACGCAGTTTCCAAACTTTGCGGGGCAGGAAAACCCCGCAGAGCAGATCAGGACGATCCGGAATTATCTCTATATGCTGCTGGAACAACTGCGGTATACGCTGAACAACCTCGACGCCGGGAACTTCAACTCCGAAGGACTGAAAGAGATTCAGGACGCGATCTCGCAGCCGATTTTGAAGCAGCTCTCTGACACGGACGGGAATCTCGCAGAGCTTCAGGTTACGGCGGCGGGCCTCGCCTCCCGCGTGAGCAGCAACGAGGGCAATATTTCGCAGCTGGAGCAGACGGCGCAGGGGTTGAGCAGCCGCGTCGGGGATGCGGAGGGCAATATCTCGTCCTTGCAGCAGACCGCAAACGGCCTTTCTTCCAGAGTGTCCAGCGCCGAAGGGAATATCTCTTCCCTTCAGCAGACCGCGAATGGGCTTTCTTCCCGCGTGAGCAATGCAGAGGGGAGCATTTCAAGCCTGAACCAGACGGCCAGCGGATTGGAGACCCGTGTTGCAAATGCCGAAGGGGCCGTTTCTACGGTAAGTCAGAAAGTGAACGGCGTTACCGTCACGACCGGGTACGGACAAACCTTCTTGGCGGGCGACCGGATCGTCATGTCATCGGACATCAACAACTACATGGCGATTGGGGCGAATGGCCTCGAAGTGTGGATCAACGGTATGATGAAGGCCGTGATTGGGCAGACATACGGAGCGGACAACTATTCGGTGATCCTCGGCAACACGAACCCGGCAGTTGTTCAGAAGATTTACGATGGGAGCAACCTGATGTGGGTTGGAAACGAGGCAAAGACGTGCGGAATTATGTTTAATTTCAGCACAGGAACCTATCAATTCTATGGAACGAAGGTGGGAACATGAGCTTTACACTACCGGCAATGAGCTATGCGGACGGCATCAAGAAGTTTTCAACGGTGCAGTTCGGCGGATACAACCACAATTTAGGCTATGGCGACGGGACGATCTGGGACGAGAAGAACATGACGAGCGATCTCTTCCCGATCCTCTCCCCGAGAAAGGCCCGGTATCTGCGGAGGACTTTGACAGCGTTTCATGGGATGTACGCCCACGACGGACTTTACTATGTGGATGGGACGACGCTCTATCTTGACGGAGCAGCGAAGGTGACAGGGCTTTCCGACACGGAGAAGGTCATGGCGAACCTCGGGGCCTATCTGGTGATTTTGCCGGACAAGGTGTGGTACAACCGCCTCGACGGGAGCCACGGGAACATCGAGCAGAGCGTATTGAACAAGGCATGCACCATCAAAAACGGAACGTATGGCGGCGAGGCCGCCGACGCGAACACCATCGTATGTGACAGCGTAAACTTCGAGAATTACTTCAAGGCCGGGGATGCGATCTCCATCACAGGTGCGACAAAGCATCCGGAGAACAACACCGGCGAGGGCGTCTATCTGGTCGTCCGGGAGGTGGACGGGCATGAGCTGCGGTTCTATGAGAACACGTTCACCATTGCTGAAAACGGCGACACGGAGACGTTGAGTTTCAAGCGCGAAATGCCGGATTTGGAGTTCCTCTGCGAGAATGAAAACCGGCTGTGGGGCTGCAAGGGAAACACGATCTACGCCTCGAAGCTGGGCGACGTGAGGAACTGGAACGTGTTTGATGGGCTGGCCTCGGATTCCTACGCGGCGAGCGTGGGCAGCGAGGGTGATTTCACGGGATGTGTGAGCTATCTCGGCTATCCCTGCTTCTTCAAGGAGGAATCCATCTACAAGGTCTACGGCTCGAAGCCGAGCAACTTTCAGGTGATGGGGAGCGCGAATCTCGGCGTGGCGAAGGGCAGCGGACGGAGCCTCGCAGTCGCCGGGGAGACGCTGTTCTATCTGTCCCGCGCGGGGATTGTGGCCTATTCGGGCGGAATCCCGCAGAACATTTCCGCCGCGTTCGGCACAGACCGGTATCAGAACGCCGTGGGCGGCTCTGACGGGCGGAAATACTACGTCAGCATGAAAGGCTCTGACGGCTGGCGCATCTTCGTGTATGACACGGAAAAGAGCATGTGGAACGCCGAGGACGAGACGGAGGCGCAAGGCTTTGAATGGAGCGGCGGCGAGCTTTACATGGCGGCGGGCGTGAAACTCTGGGTATGCGGAAATCCGATCTCCGCGACGGGGGCGAAAGAGGATTCCGTTTCTGCTATGGTGGAATTTGGGGATTTCATCGAGAGCAGTCCGAATAAAAAGGGACACGGGAAGGTGCAGATCCGCGTAGAGCTGGAGGCCGGGGCGGAACTGAGCCTTTCCCAGCAGTTTGACAGCAATGGGACGTGGGTCTTGGTGAAGAAGCTGACGGCGGCTGCGAAGCGGAGCTATTACCTCTCTACCCTGCCCCGCAGATGCGACCATTTCAAAATCAAGCTTGAAGGAACCGGCGTATGGCGGCTTTATTCGCTGGTGCGCGAGAGCTACATCGGCAGCGAATTATAAGGAGGCGAACTATGGCAAGACTGAAACAATATGACGAACAGGCGCTGATCGACCGCAGTCAATACGGCGGTAGCACCTTTGACCAGCAGCATTTTACAGACGACGAGCTGCGCGCGGCGGCACAGGCCAGAGAAGCCTATCGCACCGGCCAGACCGACATGAAAAGCGCACATGATTTCGTGGAAGGTATCCGCAGCAAGTACGGCTATTCCGGCGGCGGGAACGGCAGCCAGTATAACAAGATCAGCTACACCCAGCAGACCAACCAGTGGAACGACACAATCAATGCGCTGTGGGATCAGATCAACGGCTATGGCCCGTTTCAGGATACGCGGGAAAAGCCGACGTATTCCAACCGGTATGACCAGCAGATCAATGACCTCTTGCAGCAGTATGTGAACCGGGAAAAATTCAGCTACGATTACAAAAACGACCCGCTATACGCGAATTACCGGAAGCAATACCAGCGAGAGGGCCAGAGGGCCACACAGGACGCGCTTGCGGAAGCTGCGGCGGCGTCCGGCGGGATTCCGTCGAGCTATGCGGCAAGTGCGGCGGCACAGGCACAGAATTACTATGCTTCTCAGATTGCCGACAAGATCCCGGAGCTGGAACAGCTGGCCTATCAGAAGTATCTGGACGACGCGAGCTTGCAGCAGAGCAAGATCAGCGCGCTTCAGGGCCAGGAACAGCTGGACTATGCGAAGTACATTGACGCGCTCGGCCAGTACAACACAGACCGAAACTTTGATTACGGCGTGTATTCTGACCGCTACAACCAGCTTGCGAACAACCTCGGCCTCGCGGCCAACCAGCAGAGCACGCAGTATTCGATGGAGACGGCGGCGCAGGGCGACGCGCTGGACCGGGTGCAGAACTTCTTAAAGGCCGGCGGAAAGCTGGCCGATCTCGATTCTTCTTTGATCGCCCGTTCCGGCCTGACACCCGCAGAGCTGAAAGCATACGAGGCGTACTACGCGAATCAGTCTTCCGGCGGCTCCGGCGGTCGAGGTGGACGCGGAGGCGGAAGCGGCGGCAGCGAAGAAGAAACAACGCGGCAAACCGGCAAGGGCTATATTGACAACACCTACAACAGAGGCGGCGCGGGCGGCATCCAGTCGAAGACCTATGACCAGCTGAAGCGCGGCATGTATGAGTGGATCGCATTGGGGCGGAAAGACAAGGCGTATGAACTGTTTCAGGGCATTGTCCATCAGCTCAATCTTGGCAATTCGAAGGGCAAAAAGCAGTATAACGAATTGGCGGGCATCCTGAACGATGCAGGATTTGGGATTCCGTTGGAATAAGGAGGCACTATGGCAAAGTGGAAACGGAGCGGCGCGGATGCTCTGCGGGAATATGAACAGTCCAGCAACTATGTCGGAAGCATCGGCGTAACACCGCTGAATGAAAGAAGCACGTCTGAGGCCGGAGGAAAGTGGAAGCGGAGCGGTGCTGACGCGCTGCGCGAATATGAGCAGTCCAGCAGCTTCCCGCAGACCCTTCAGGTGCGGAAATATAACGCGGAAGATCGGAACTATGACCAGTTCGCGGCTGAAAGGTACTCCGCGCAGGTGAACGCGCAGCGCCGTGACACGAACCGGTACTATCAGGAACAGGTCAACGCAGCGGCACAGGCGTTTGACAATTACCGCCGTTACAGTTCGTCCGGAGCGGCCAAGAACGCGGCGCATCAGAACTATGAAGATGCAAAGTACCGGCAGGAACTCGCCCGGCAGCAGATGAGCGGGAGACGGCTGACAGAAAGCGAGAAACATTTTCTGGAGAACCCGCGAAACATTGACCCGGACAGAGCGGCACGAGAAGAAGCGGCGAAGGAGCGCGCCTCCCTGCCGAAGCTGGAGAATGAAACAGAGGAAATGCGGCGGCAGCAGATCCTGGGCAGGCAGTCCGAAGACCTCCAGAAGCAGATCGACGCGCTGACGCAGCAGGAAGAGGAACGGCGCAAGAACACCAGCCTGTGGGAGAAGATTGGGCGCGCACTCTCCCCGATCCGCTCGTTCCGGCAGGAAGAGAATGACGCAGAGGACGCCATCTCCAAGCTGAAGGAGCGGAAGGCCGAGGTAGACCGGAAGTATCAGATGGACGCGAACCAGTACAAGGTCTATCAGACATATCACAAATCGGAGCGCCCGGAAGCGTACACAGCGGAGAATGTCGGGAATTACAAGCAGCGTCTGGCGGCGCTGGCGAGCGTCTACGGGACGTGGACGAAGGAGCAGGAGCAGGAGGCGAAGGAAGCCATTGGAACGCAGCGCGGCGGGACGGGGCTTCTGAGTGCAGAGAAAAACGTCTTGGCATTTGCACCGTATCAGGACGCTGTGCGAAAAAACGACAAGGAATCGGCCCGGCAGTGGGAGCAGATCTACAACGCGCTCTATACGCGGCTTTACTCCGGACAGGAAGCTGTCACGAGCGGCCTGATGCAGGGGCTGGGGTTTGAGGCACTTGGAGACGTGCTGCTTCATACCTCCACGGAAATGGCGGACGAGGCGTATGACAGATGGGCGGAGCAGAAGCAGAACTATGCCTATGCGCAGTCGGAACACCCGTATCTGGCGAGCGGTGCGCGGATTGCCGGTTCTCTGGCTCTGATGAGCGGCGTCGGAAAAGCGGCGGGCGCGGGGCTGGCCGCAACAGGATTGAAGACCGGCAGCTTCTGGTTCAACGTGGCGCGCGGCTCGCTGACCTTTGCGGGGGTAAACGCAATCCAAAACTCCGGCGCGGCGGCAAGCGGAGATATCAGCGGCGGCGATTATTTGAAGAGCATCGCCGTGAGCGGCGCACAGGGCGCTGCGGGCAACATCGCGGGAGAACTTGTCGGATCTGGGCTGGCAAACGTTCTGCGCAAGAACGGCCTTATGACACCGTTCTTCGAGTTCGTGCGGCAGACGGCCAGCGGCATGAGCAATGCGACGGTCAACCAGGCAATCGGATATGCGGCGGCGGACAAAAAGCCGACCGGGCAGGAGATCGCCGAAGGGCTTGTGACGTCCTTCCTGTTCAGCGCACTCAGCAGCGCGATTTCGACCTATGAGACGACGAACGCGCAGAAAGCGCGGATGCAGCAAGCCTATAACCAGATCGAGGCCAGCTATCAGGCGATGGCGGCGGGCACGGAGAACATGACGCCGGAGGCAAAGGCCCAGCGCGTGCAGCTCATTCTACAGCAGACGCAGAACCTCCGCGCGGCGACGGGCGAATATTACATCGCGGGCCAGCAGAAGGCCGTCAACAACCTCAACTCTGCGCTGGATGCGATTGAGGATTGGGCAAACAACTATCTGAATGGCTATCAGGCAGCAGCCGACGCCATGCAGCCCAAGACCGCGCTTCCGGGCGGCACGACCGGGCAAATCCCGTCCACGCCGGCACAGCCGCCGGTCGACCCGAATCTGACGCAGGAGGTCGCAAACGGACTTCAGGCCGCGATCACGCAGGGCGTGATTCAGGCGGACACGCCGCAGACCATGACGGGCGGAGACGCGGCGGCGGGCGCGGCACAGTCTGTAAGTCAGAATCTTCAGGCGCAGGGACTGGACGCAAAAACTGCGGATGCACTTGTGAAAGCGGCGACGGAAATGCAGCAGGAGGCCGCGTCTGCGCCGTCAGGCGGGCAGAACGCCGCGCCCACGGAAACGGTCGCCCCGAAGCAGAACACCGCGCAAGCGCCCGCACAGGACGCGCAGGAAAGCACCGCCGTGAACACGAACCCGGCAGAGCACACAAAGGCGGAACAGGCCGTGATCGAAGCGTACAAGGCCAGTGCAGATGGGCAAATGCGCGGGTTCATCGAGAAGGTGCGCTCCCTGCAAAACAACGACTACAAAAATAAAATCAGCGCGGACGTTCACACGGAAACGACACGCGCTGCGGACACCGCCGGAGAGCTGACCGGAACAGATACAAGCGGATTCAAAAATATCATCAAGGGGAACGCGGTACAACACATCGACAGGCGGCACGGTGCAAACGGAAGCGCAGATCATTCAATGGCAAACATTGATGATTTTTCTCGCATTGGGTTTGTTCTGGACAACTTTACCGATGCGGAGCTTTTACCGTTGAATCGCGTGGATGCGGAGACTGCAAAGCTGAGCCGGGAATGGATGAACAGCGACAACACGCAAGCGCCGCTTGTACGTTTCTCCATGCCGGTGAACGGTGTGTTCTATGTGGTCGAAGCGGTACCGTCCAGTAAGGCAAAGCGTCTGGCCGTCGTATCGGCGTACATCAGCAGGGAAAACAAAGAGAGCACCCTCAAGCAAGTGCTGAACCTGTCTGACACGACCGGCAGCGGTACGCCCGAAACGCCCCTTGCAATATTGGATGCTCCTAAAAAAAGCTTAGCACAAAACGGCGGAACTGTCAAGCAGACGGACGCGAGCACATTGTCTTCGATGGCGCAGACGCTTGGGAAGAGCGGACAGAAAGCGATCTTCAAGGCATACGACAGCAAGGCGGACACGGCAGAATACGCCGGGGAGTTCGTGAAGGTCTACAATGCGGCACGTGCCGGGAATGACCTTCCCGAGACGAAGACGTTAGAACCGTGGCAGAAGTACGCGGCGGAAACCGCCGGAAAGAATGACGCTGAAAAGGTTGGAGCTATTGCGAAGAGCGAAAAACCGGCGTATACTGAGGACAAAAACAGCGTGGAATATGTCTCTTCCCTGCTTGAAAGCGTGAACACGGCCAACACGGACAATTACCGCTTCCGGATTCAGGATCGCGGTGACGGACAGTGGATCGGGACGATCACGGGAAGGACGGAGACGGCCGGCGCGGTTCCCGTGGAAAACGCACGGAAGCTGACATACACAAGCCCTGCATATACTTCGCGGCAGGAAGCTGTTGAAGACATTCTTGCGGTAGCTGGAAATAACAAACTTTTGACAGGAGGAACGAGCAATGAAGTACAGAGCGTTTCTGACAGACAGGGAGTACCAGAGTCTTCCGTATCCGGGACAGGTGACGGCGGACTACTGGGCGGAGTTTCTGCCGAAGATGTGCAAAAGCCTGAAGGAGGAAGGCGAACTGCTCCCGCTGTTGCAGCAGAAGGGGGAACGGCTGGCCGAGATGCAGGAAGACCTGATGAAACAGGGGCTGGCACAGGATCAGGCATGGGAGTCCGTGAAGGAGGACATTTACAGCCTGCAACCGGAAGTGGACGAGGACACCGAGGAGTACAAGGAACGTCTCGAAGAGGAACTCCGGTATCAGTGGTTCATGTCACAGAGCGGGGCGGAGCGGGAGATTCCGTTCGAACAGTATCGGAAGAACCCGGAGAACATCGCGCTGGCGAAGGAAATGATGGCGTACTGACGCCAGAAACGGCAAAGAAGCCAAGCGCAGACCTTTCAGCGACGGTTCAGCGGGAGATCAGGGAGAAGACGGCAGATTCCGTATCTCCGAATGGCACGAACTACGTCATTCCGGAAGAGGGCCTGAAACTGCCGAACGGCGAAAAGGCCCGCTATAAATCCAATGTCGCAGCCATTCAGACGCTTCGTGCGGTGATGAGCGAAAACCGTATGGCGACGCCGGAGGAACAGGCGGTGCTTGCGCGGTATGTTGGATGGGGCGGAATTCCGAACGCCTTTGACAGCCACAAGGAAGATTGGGCAAAGGAGTACCGGCAACTGAAGGGATTGCTCAGCGAATCGGAGTGGAAAGCCGCGATGCAGTCCACGACGAACGCGCATTTCACGTCTGTGGAAGTGATCCGCGCGATGTACCACGGGCTTGAATCGCTTGGCTTTACGGGTGGCCGTGTGCTGGAACCGTCGTGCGGCGTCGGCAATTTTGCCGGGGCAATGCCAGCTTCCCTCTTGCCGAATGTGAAAAGCCTGACGATGGTGGAACTGGATGAAGTGACCGGCAACATTGCAAAGGCGCTTTATCCGAACGCGAAGGTCATGGTTCAGGGATTTGAAACAGCGGTGATCCCGGACAACTACATGGATCTCGCCATTGGCAATGTGCCGTTCGGGAACTATGCGATCTTCGACAAAGCCTATCCAAAGGCCGTGACAAGCTCCATTCACAACTATTTCTTCGCGAAGTCCATTGATAAGGTACGTCCGGGCGGCGTGCTGTGCTTTATCACGTCGCGCTATACGATGGACGCAAGAGACAGCTCCGTGCGCGAGTACATGATGCAGCGGGCCGACCTGCTCGGCGCGATCCGTCTGCCGGACACTGCGTTCAAGGCCAATGCCGGAACGGACGTTGTGACGGATATTCTGGTGTTTAAGAAGCGCCCGGCCGGAACAGCATACGCCGGAGAGACATTCCGTGATGTGGACTATTATCATCAGGATAAGGGCATTTGGGAGCAGACGAACGGATATTTCCGGAACCATCCGGAAATGGTGCTCGGCACGGTAGAGAAGTCCGGGACGATGTATCGCGCGAACGGCCTGACCGTGAAAGCGAAGCCGGGGAACCTCGGAAAGCAGATCGAAAAAGCGTTCTCGCAGATCACCGGACGCATGGACTACACGGCGAAGCCGACGCAGGCCGAAATTCAGGCGGAAGTCCGCAAAGAAATCCGCTCGGCCAAGAGCAAGGCGAAGAACGGAAGTTTTGTTTCTGAGGGCGGAAAGCTGTATCAGAATCAGGACGGCGAGCTGGTGCAGCTGGATCTGAGCGCAAAACAGGCGGAAGTGCTTCAGGGCGCGATCTCTCTTCGGGATACCGGGCGGGAGCTTCTGACCCTTCAATTTGACAACGCCCCGGCGGAGCAGATCGAGACAGCGCGGGCAAAACTGAACGAAGTGTACGATAATTTCGTACAGAAAAACGGCCCGATGAACAATCCGGCAAACAAAAAAATCATCCAGCAGGATGCGGATGCGCCGTTCATCCTTGCGCTGGAAAACTATGACGCGAAAGCCAAGACAGCGGAAAAGGCCGCGATCTTTACGAAGAACACCATTACGCCACATGAGATCGTGAGCCACGTTGACACGGCTGCGGACGGCATTGCGGCGTCGATCAACGAGACGGGCGGCGTGGATATTCCGATGATTGCACGGCTTATGGGAACGGACGAGAAGGCCGTGGAGCGGCAGCTCGCGGCGCAGGGTCTGGCCTATAAGCAGGCGGACGATAGCTGGCAGCCGGCGCAGATGTATCTTTCCGGCAACGTTCGGGCAAAGCTGAAAGAGGCGCGCGGTCTGGCGAACATCGACCCGGCGTATGAGACAAACGTAAAGGCGCTGGAGAAGGTCGTCCCGGCGGATATTCCTGCACAGGATATTTCCGTCCGGCCGGGCGCGACGTGGATTCCGCCGCGTGTATATGCTGATTTTGCCGCTGAAATCCTCGGCAGCAGGAATAGCGGCTGGAAAAGCGCAATCGATGTGACGTACAGTCCGATCACGGGGACATACAAGGTGGACTATGGAGCAAGCGGGAGATATCTTCGCGGAAACTCGGCGGACTCCACAGAATATGGCGCAGAGGGAAAGACCTTTGTGCAGATTTTTGAAGCGGCGCTCAACAGCAAGGATCTCAAGGTCTACTATCCGCACGGCAAGGACGGGAAAGCCGTATTGAATCCAAAGGCGACGATTGCCGTCAAGGAAAAGAAGAACAAGATCCTTTCAAAATTCCAGGAATGGATGTGGAGCGACGAGAACCGGATCAAAGAATATGGGCCGCTTTACAATGATCTCTTCAACTGTATGGCGATTCCGAATTATGACGGCTCGGAGCTGAAGATCGACGGCCTGTCCGCAGGCTTTACGCTGCGGGAGCATCAGGCAAATGCGGTGCAGCGGATCGTCATGTCCGGCGGCAATACGCTCCTTGCGCATGGAACCGGCGCGGGCAAGACGCTTGAAATGGCCTCGGCGGCAATGAAGCTGCGGCAGATCGGCGCTGTAAAAAAGCCGATGATCATTGTCCCAAAGAATTTGCTTGGACAGTGGGAGAGGGAGTTTAGAAGCTACTACCCGGCGGCGAAGCTGCTGGTTCCGGCAGAAAATGACTTCACCCCGGCCAACCGGAAAACCTTTGCGAATAAGGTCGCGACCGGGGATTATGATGCGGTCATCATCACATATGAGCATTTTGAACGGATTCCGCTCTCCAAACAAGCGCAGGCGAGGTATTATCAGGACCAGGTCGACCAGATCATTGCAGCGCAGGAGGAGGCCAAGAAACAGCAGACCGGAAAAAACTTCACGGTGAAGCAGCTGGCGAAAAAGCGTGCAGAGCTGGAAGCGAAGATCAAAGGTCTCAGTGATGTGGCACGGGACGAGGACAACATTGATTTCGAAAGTCTCGGCGTGGACAGCCTGTTCGTAGACGAGGCGCACAACTTCAAAAACCTGTTCTATACGACGCAGATGTCTGACGTGGCGGATCTTGGGAATAAGAACGGCAGCAAGCGCGCGAGCGACCTTTATATGAAGGTGCGCTATCTGCAAGGGTTGAACGGCGGACGTGGTGTCGTGTTTGGGACGGCAACGCCGGTTATGAACTCTGTGGTTGAAATGTATGCCATGCAGAGCTATTTGCAGGGCGATCTTCTGAAGCAGAAGGGCATCAACAGCTTTGACGCATGGGCCAGCGAGTTTGGCGAAGTGGTCGACATTAACAAGATGAAGGCCGGCGGAGACGGTTATGAGACGAAGCAGTCCATGAGCCGGTATCGGAACCTCGGCGAATTGCAGCAGCTTTTCCGCAGCTTTGCCGATGTTGTGACGCAGGCGCCTGGCCTGAAGCTGCCGAAAGTCAGAACCGGAGGCCCCATTGTGGTGGAGTGCGACCCTTCCGAGGCACAGACGGAATATCTCAGCGAGATCGGCAAGCGAGCTGACAATATCCGCACAGGCCGTGTGGACGTGAAGGAAGACAACATCCTGAAGGTCTACGGCGACGGGAAAAAAATGAGCTACACGCAGCGCATGATCGACCCGAAACTCGGCTATGAAGAGGGCGGCAAGATTCTGAAATGCGTAGACAATGTACTCAAGGAATACCGGGCCAGCGAAGGGAACCGGGGAACGCAGCTTATTTTCTGTGATCGTGGCGTCCCCGGCGGGCAGGACGAAAAGAACGGCATTTTCCTTTATCGTGACATCAAAGATCTTCTGGTCAAGGGCGGAATTCCGGAGAATGAGATCGCGTATGCGCAGAGCTACAAGACAGATAACGCGAAATCAAAAATGCAGGAGATGGTCAACGACGGAACGATCCGCGTCCTCATCGGCTCGACACAGGCGATGGGAACCGGACTGAACATTCAGAAACGGGCCGTAGCCATGCATGAGCTTAACGCGCCAGACCGCCCCGGTGACATTGAACAGAACCGGGGGAGAATTGTCCGTCAGGGAAACACAAACCCGGAAGTGTCGATCTACACCTACATCACGAAGAAAACCTTTGACAGCCGTCAATGGGACAACCTGAAGCGCAAGGGCGCGTTCATCCATCAGATCATTGCGGGCGATTACAACGGAAGAACCGCAGACGGCGACGGCGACTTCTCCGCCAGCGCAGCGGAAATCGCGGCGATTGCGTCGGACAACCCACTGATTCTGGAACAGAATGAGATCTCGCAGAAAATCAACCGGCTGGAAGCTCTTGCATCTTCGCACATCAAGGAAGTGCAGGAGGCTAAGCGGAAGGTGATGGAACTGCCGCAGACCATCGGGCGGTTTGAAACGATCCGCGACAATTTGAAAGCCGACATTTCTGCACGGCAGGATTCCGGCGGCGATAAGTTCCGCGCAACCATTCTTGGACGGAATTACAAGAAGCGCGCAGATGCGGGCGAGGCGATCAATCAGGCGGTTTCCTCGAGAATCGATATGACGGCGGAGGCAAGCAGCGCGAAAATCGGCGAATTTGCCGGATTCGACGTGTATGCGGACAACCACGGCGGCGCGTATCTGCAAGGCTCCGGCGCGTATTCGTTCGCTGTCAACCGGGACAGCGCTGACGGCACGGTACGTTCGATGGAAAATGTGCTGAAAACGTTCGAAGGGCGATTGGAGCAGACGGAGCGCAGCTTGTCCGACCGAAAGAACGATCTTACAAAGTATGAGCAGATTGCAAAGTCTCCTTTTGAACAGCAGAAGGAGCTTGACAATCTCCGCGCCAGAGAAGACGAGATCATGTCGATCCTGAATCCGAAGGATGAACAGGGCGCATTCGTTGCGGACGATGGGGTGGAAAAGCTGGTGGAACGTTCGGCCGGAGACGCCGCAGCGGATCACAGCGCGGAATGGACGGCAACGCGCGTCGGAGACGAGAAGCAGACCCCGAAACCCCTGAGTGAGATCATCGCCGGGATCGAGCATGATTTCGGGATCAACATTACGACCGGGCACGCGCGGGGCAGAGTACGCGGGCAGTATTCCAAGTTGGACAACGGCATCCGCACGAAGATCACAAACGATCTGCCGACCATCTCTCATGAGCTGGGACACGCGCTGAACCGCGAATACGGACTTACCGGGAAACTGACCGACGCAATGCGTAGCGAGCTGAAAAACGGCCTCGGGGATCTGAAGGACGAATATAAGCAGAGCAAATGGATCAGCGAAGGACTTGCGGAATTCCTCCGGAAGTATCTGCAAAACTCCGAAACGGCGGCGATTGATTATCCGGAATTCACAAAGCATTTTCTGAACAGCCTTTCTCAGCGAGACAGGGCGCTTGTGGAAAACCTCGCAGATGAAGTCAATGCCTATTATTCGCTCGACGCGGACACGGCGCAGAGCGCGATCCGGTTGAGAGAAGATCGTGTGCCGACGGGCGACACGACCGGCGACAAGCTCAGAGCGGAAGCGAGTGTGCTTTATCAGGCGTGGGTAGACAGCCTGCACGGGATCAAGCTGCTCGACGAAGCGACCGGAACGAATACTTATCGGCTGGCGACAAACGCAGCCTATTCTGACGCAATGGCCGGGCAGATCATCACGGGGAATCTGACAGATGCGAATGGGCAATATGTGGGGCCGGGACTGAAAGCGGCACTGCAAGGGATCAACCTGAAAAACAAGGCCGAATACCGGGCGTTTGGCGAGTATCTTGTGGTACGGCATGGGCCGGAGCGGCTGGCGGAAGGAATGCGCGTATTTGCAGATGACCGCAAGAACTCCACGGCATTCATGAACCGGCGCGCGGCAGAGCTGGAGCAGCAATATCCGGCGTTCCACGATGCGGCGGAGCGGCTTTATGTGTTCCAAGACCAACTCAAGGAAACGTGGCTCGTTGGAACTGGACTGATCTCGGAAGAAACCGGCGAGGAATGGAGCAAGCGGTGGAAGCATTACGTTCCGTTCAATCGCGCCATGCCGCAGGGGCAGGGCGGCGCGAAGCGCGGATTTGCCAACCAGCAGAACCCGATCAAACGCGCCAGAGGCAGCGGCAGAGATCTGGTTCATCCTGTGGACAACATCATTTCCAACATCGTCAAGGTCGTCAATGCGGGCGTCCGCAACAACGTGATGCGCAGGATCACAGACGAAGCGCAGCGCGTGGGCGCGGATGCAGTATTCCTTGAAAAAATCCCCACGCCGATGCGCGGGACGCGCGTAAATCTCACGGGCGTGAAGAGTGACCTGATGGATCGGATTACGGAGAAGGGATGGGCGAATGCCAACGATTTTGGGGAAATTGTAGCAGACATTGATGATTACATGATGCAATTCCGGCGCGGGAAAGCGTTCGGAGACGTTGTTACCGTCCTGAAAAACGGCAAGCCGGAGTTCTGGAAGGTCAACGACCCCCTGCTGCTCCAATCGATCACGGAAATGTCCCCGTCAAAGGTGAATGGGCTTGTCGATGCGATCGGAAAAATGTCGCACTTCATGACCTCCAACATCACGGGAAACAATATCATCTGGTCGATCTTCTCCAACCTTCCGCGAGATCTCGGGACGCTGATGGTCTATGCGAAAGAACCGAACCGCTTCAAGCTGCTCAAAGAGATCGGCGCTTCGTATGTCAACAAGCTCAAAGGCGACAGCGCAAACCCGCTTTATCTGGAATACCTCGCAATGGGCGGCGGCAAGGCGAGCTATTACAGCACCGACCGCGACGTTGCGAAGAAAGCGCGCAAGGAGCTGGCCGGAAAGTTCACGCTAAACCCGCTGGATTGGATCTCGTATCTGGGCGATATGATCGAACAGGGGCCGCGCTTCGCCACCTATAAGTGTCTCCGGGAACGCGGCGTTGATCCGCAGACGGCATTTTATGAAGCGATGGATGTGACAACGAATTTCCGGCGCGGCGGCGCAACGTCCAGACAGGTCAACAAGTTCGTTCCGTTCTTCAATGCCAGCGTGCAGGGCATCGACAAGCACGTCCGGTTCCTGACCGGGCAGGATGCACCACCGGAGCAGAGAAAGCGCGTCGTTCGCAACCGCATGATCGCCTATTTTGCCGCTTCGGCTGGGATCGCGGCGCTGTTCTACCTCATCAACAACCGTGACGAGGAAAGCAAGAAGGACTATCAGCAGCTTTCCACATACACGAAGAACAGCTATTTTTGCATCCCAATGGGCGATGGGAAATACTTTGCCATCCCGAAGCCGCGCGACCTTGCGGTTCTCACCTCTGCGATGGAATCCGGATTGGAGCTTGGCGTCGGTGGAAACAAGCACGCCTTTGATGGATTCTGGAGCTATGCAGCGTCCAACTATCTGCCGAATGTGGCCTCCGATCTCGCGCAGGGAGATATCGCGGCGGCAACTGGCGGTCTTGGACTTGTTGGTGTTATTTCTTCAATGCGTGCAAACCGCGATTTCCTCGGAAGGCCAATCGTATCTACCGGTATGCTAAACCTAGAGCCGAAGGATCAGTATAATGACCGTACATCAAAACTGGCATACTGGGCCGGGCAGGCGTTCGATGTCTCCCCGCAGATGACGGATTATTTCTTCAACAACGTGCTCGGCGGATGGTGGAAGTATCAGAAAGCCTTGTTCCCGGTTGGAGAAGAAAATCGGGATTTGACGCTTGGCGTGAAGAACACCTACGTCAAGGACAACCAGTATTCGCAGGATCTTGTAAACTGGCTTTACAGCAAGTCTGATACATCGTCTCGCGCCTCGAAATCAGACCCGAACAATATTTCCAAGAAGATCACGGCCAAGACGGACAGCAACATGACCACCTTCTATGGGAACTACAACAAACTCTCGAAGAGTGATACGAAGTCCACGGCAGCGCGCGGGACGCGGCAGCTGGTGCTTGATATGATCCGCGAATATCAGAAAGCGGCGGACAACCAGAGTCAGACCGACGCGGAGAAGGAAGTCTATGCGATTTGCGAGGCCCACGGCGATGTGGACATTCTTCCGGGCGTGATGAATACCAGCATCAAAGATGCAGACGGCAAGGAATATTCTTTGAGCGCAGTGGATTATGTGGAGTTCCAGACGGACTATCTCGGAATCTACTGGGAAAGCGTGTCTCAGGCGCTGGACGGCGTGAAGGGCGACGCGCAGCGATATTCCGTATTGAAATCCGTCAAGGACGCTGCGAAGGAACAGGCGAAGGTGCGGGCGCTCAAACGGATGGGCGCAAAGACCACCACTGAATGGGGTGATAAGTATTCCGGATTCAGCACATACGATGTTGCATACGTCAAGGCCAACGCAGACGCGGATGGAAACGGGAAAATCTCTCAGGCGGAGGTCGAAGCACTTCTGCGGAAGATGGATCTGACAAACGCGGAACGCGCGGATCTATGGGCCGCGACAAACAAGGCATGGGCAGAGAAGAACAATCCATTCCGATAAGAAAGAACCCGGCGGGAAACCGCCGGGTTTTCTTTGGTTACGGGGTGAATCGCGTCTGAATTGCTGGTATGCTGGAGGTATCGAATGGAGGTGTTGCGATGGAGACTTCGAAGAAGCTGCTGATTGGCAGCGCGGCGGCAAGTATCGTTTGCATTGCCCTGAATGTGCTCGGCGTGCTGAGTGTGGAGGTCACGTTGGCAGTCATCGGATTTGCGACGGCGATTGGGATGTTTTACCTCTGGAAGGCAAAGAATGAGAACAGAAGTAAATACGCAATCAAGTACATTGAGAGCCTGCCGGAAACATATACGGCAGAGGAAAAGGCACGGTTTTTGGAGATCGTGCTCAAGGACTGAAAGGAGCAAACTATGGACTACACAGAAATCATTTCGGCAGTGATCGCGCTGATCTCGGCGCTGGTATCGGCGTTCTTGATCCCGTGGATCAAGGAGCGCGTCGGCGCGGACAAGCTCAAAAAGTGGCAGGCGTATGTGGAGATCGCGGTCAAGGCGGCGGAGCAGCTTTACAATGCCAACGAGGGCGCCGAGAAAAAGGCGTATGTGCTGCACTACCTCGCCGAGAGAGGCATCAAGTTTGATTCTGATACCGTGGATAAAATGATTGAATCGGCGGTGCTGACGCTCCACCATGAGCTTTACGGAGGCAAAAATGGAAAGGACGGTGCTGACAATGCTTAAAATCGCGGAAACGGCAGATATGATGACAAGCAGAGACTATAAGCAGAGGTTTTTGGCGGAGTATGCGCAGCTGTATGAACGAAGAGAAAAGCTCTGGCGAACGATTGCACGGTATCGCGCAGGCACTCTTGACTTCAATCCGCCATGCCCGCTGGACTTGCTCGAAAAGCAGTACGACGCAATGGATCTGTACTTCAACATCCTTAACAAGCGAGCCGAGTTGGAAGGCATCGACCTCGAAGAGATTATGCACGGATAGGAGTGAAAAGTAATGTTACCAATTAAAACGATGCTGGCCCATCGGGCCAACTACGGCACGAAGCGCGGCGGGGACGTTGAGTGGATTGTCATGCACTACACGGCCAACGACGGGGATTCAGATACCAGCAACGGCAAGTACTTCCAGAAGCCGCTCAATCCTGTGGCAAGCGCCCACTTTTTCGTGGACGATGATTCCATCACGATCTCCGTGCCGGAGGACTATGTAGCCTTCCACTGCGGAGCGTATCACTACACACACCCATTCTGCCGGAACTACAACTCTATTGGCATTGAGATGTGCGACGCGAAGCGGGATGGACGCGTAATGGCGACGGCGAAGACTATCGCCAATGCCGCAGACCTCGCCGCAAGGCTCTGCGAGAAGTATAACATCCCGGTCGATCATATCATCCGGCACTATGATGTGACCGGGAAGCTCTGCCCGAAATACTGGGTGGACGATCCGGGGGGCATCAAGAAATTCCGGGAAATGGTAAAGGAGAGAATCGAAATGGTGAGTAAATGCAAGATGATCATCAACGGCAAGGAGATCGAGGTCGAACGGATCTTAAAGGACGGCACGAATTATATTAAAATTCGCGACATCGCAAAGGCGCTGGATCTCGAAGTTAGCAACAAGGGCAATGTCCCGATTTTGAATCACAAAGGAGGCTAAACGATGCGGCGCGGCTGGCCAGACTTGCCGCGCAGCGAGTGGGAGCGTTTGATCTCTGAATGGATTCTAAAAGATTCGTACCGAGACATCATGCGGCGATACCTCTGCGACGGATGGACGCAGGAACGGATCGCGGAGCATGAGGGACTTTCCCTCAACGGTACAAAAAACATCATCAAGCGGTGTACGGACGCACTTTCCGCGCACATGTAAACAGGCAGACACGGCATGCGCTGTGTCTGCCTCTTTTTTGTGCTTTTTTTGGCCTTTTTCTGGCCCGGACGTTGGCTGTTTCGTGACGGACATTTCCATCATACTGATCGTAGGAGCTGGCCAGTTCACTACATTTTTTGGAGGGAAACTCTATGGAATACGCAAGCAACGGCAAGGGGAATCTCGGCGTGACGCTCGGCGCGATCGGCACGGGCCTCGGCGTGTTTGGCGGCGGTCTGAGCAACCTGTTCGGCTGCTGGGGCGCGAATCCGGCTGCAGCGGCGATGGCTGCAAGCAACAGCGACAACCATCTTGTCAGCCGCTATGAGGCGTCTCAGGCGGCACGAATCGCAGAGCTGGAAACGGAAGTCAAGCTCCGCGATGCGAACACGTACACGGATCAGAAGATGCTCGAAATGTACAAGTACACGGATGGGCGACTTCGCAGCATCGAAGAGCAGCTGTGCCAGCAGCGTGTCGTCAACGCGCAGACCGTGGCGAACCTGTCCTGTATGCAGAACGAGCTGGCTACGCTGTCGGGTCTGACCAAGACGGTGATCCCCATCAACAACGTATGCCCGGAACCGATGCAGCGTTATAACAGCTGGACGGCTCCGACCACGACCACCACGACGACTTAAGCAAAAAGGGGCGGCAATAGCCGCCCCGATCTTAACACGGAGGTATCCTTATGGTAACGATCGATCAGGCTATGCGAGGCGCGGCAAAATTCGCCGACAATGAGATCATTCCCCATCTGCCGATGGGCAAGGGCATTGGAGCCGGGATCGCGCTTGCACTTATCATGGATGGCGGCAAGACGCAGCTGCTCAAGCTGCGTGAAAATCCGGCGGTGCAGATGATGGGCGTAATGGACGAGGGCGGAAATATCGACCTTGACAGGCTCTATAATGCGGCAAGGCCGCGCTTTGACGGGCAGAAGCTGCCGGTCACGGTGCCGATCATTGGCGAGCTGCGCTTTGACGTGGGCGATCTCGATAAGCTTTACAGATACATACAGGAGGCGTGATATGGGAAAAGAACATTACATTGAGCAGCTGAAAGAGCAGCTGCATGAGATCATGGAGCGCCCGGCGACGCTGGGTCGCGCGGAAGAAGTCATGGTGTACGCGGACGCCATTTGTGCGCTGCGCCGTATGGAGGGCCACGACGAGGCCGAGGGCTTTACCGAGGAAGACGCAAAGGCATGGACGGCCAAGATGGAAAACGAAGACGGCACGACCGGCCCGCGCTGGGCGGTTGGCCAGACGGACGCCGTGGCCAATATCACAGGCGTCAATGTGAAGCCTTGCACCTGGTGGGCGGCAATGAACATGATGTACTCGGATTATTATTCCGTGGCGGCGAAATACGGCCTGGACCGGCCAGAATTCTATGCCGACCTTGCAAAAGCGTTTCTGATGGACAAGGACGCCGGAGGCCCGGAGGCGAAGATGGCCGGGTATTATCATGGGATTGTGAAGCGGGACTGATTCGTTTATTGTCGAATCGTGCAAGAAACGTCACTTCTTTCTAAAATATACATGATTATTCCTGAAAAATGTTAAGATTCGAACTTGAAATGTTAACTTCGAAAAGCGTACTCTGTACTTGCAAGCAAGCTCCCACTCGCTTGCGGTAAGCCGAAACCCCGCCGCCGGGGATATTCGACGGCGGGGTGATTCAAAGTGAAATGTATTTTCCAGCGAGTGAAAACGGAGATGCAAGAACGTCAACATCAAAAAGAAGTCGGAACAGAGAAATTCGATCTCCGTCGTGATAGAATTCTAGTGCACGTCCGGCGTCAACGCCGTAGGCAGAGGCGAACCGGCTGATCATTGCAGCATCTGCTTCATTTTGTAGGTAAGCCTCGACGGCGTAGATGATCATTGAACATCCAGCCAAATAAGCATGTTCCGCAATTGTCCTGACGTTTTGGATTCTTTTAGAGAATTGAGCGACCATTTTTGTTTCTGTATCGGCGCAGTGGCGGAGCCTCAAAAACGATAGCATATACTCTGGAGCAGCGATGTATCTTTCAGGCGATGTAAATGACGAGATATACGCATAGGAAAATCCTAGAAAAGACGCGATTCGGCATTTTTCATTGATTCGTTTTCGAAATAGCTGAATGAAAAACAGAAGCGCAAGACAAATAATCAGGATGCAAACAGCAAGTACATTCAAAGAACACACCGCCTAAATTTTGATGAAGGATGATTATATCACAGTGCGCGTGTGATAATCCGGACATACCCGGAACTGCACCGTAGAAAAAATTTGGTTTGATTTGTGCAAGCTGATAGTTGATAAAATAGAACAAACGTTTTAATATAAAGGCATAAACGCGAAAGGAGAAGAGGAATGGAGCGAGCGGAATTGATCGATCACATTAAATCTGGACTGGAAGAACTAAGCGCGGCGGAACTCATTGAGGTTTATTCCTGCTGCGTATTACATCAATCTGCGCAGCCAGAGCCTCCAACGTATCAAGAGAAAGGCCATCGAGAGACGAAATGATTTTTGCGCGTAGTTCGTCAGCCTCCGGAACCGGTCCGCCGGTCAGGAAAAACGCGGCCGGTTTCCCGAATAAATCTGCGACCTGCTGCAAGGTGTGGCTTGTGAACGGATACACCCCATTCAGCATATCTTCGGCAGTTGCTCGCTGAATGTAAATAGTCATCAGCCGTTGAATCGCTGCATCATATCCCCCAGCGGCTTCCATGATCTGCTTCCCAATTCCGGGGAGCAGATTTTTTTTATAATCTCTTCGGTTCCAAGTAGATAACCGACAGAGACGTTAAAGTAATTAGCAATCTTTGCGGCAGTCTCAGCAGTGATCGTTTTGTTTTCGTTGTCGCGTAATTTTGTCATAAGACTCTTGCTCAAACAGAGGTCAACGCACATACGTCCCGGTTTAATCCCTTTGTTTTCGCATAAATCCACGATCCTTTTGTATAAAGTGCTCATCTGAATACCTCCGCATTTGTTCAAGTATACAAAAGTACCCGATAGGCAATTATTGCTCTTGAAAAGTTCCCGTTCGGGAACTATAATACAAGCATGGACGTAACCTAAAGTGAACTTTTTAATTTGGTGACACTGTTATTATAGTACGTTTTAGGAAACTGTCAATACGCTATTGGGGGTGAAATGTTTGTTTTTTGAGAAATTTCAAGAGCAATGCAAGAAGAAGCACACAAATCCAACGGCTGTGTGCTTGGCGCTTGGGATGAGCAAGTCGAATGTGACGAAGTGGAAAGCCGGAAGAAGCCCGAACTTGAAGACGGTGCAGCAGATCGCTGAACACCTTGGTATATCACCGATGAAGCTGATCCCGAAGAAGGAGGAATGAGAAATGCCGAAGTTGGCAGTCAAGCGGGACACGGATTACCGTCTGTCCGTGATGATTCACGGAGAGATGGGGGCGCAGAACGTGAAGCCGGAAAAGGCGGCGGAGTATGCCGGGGTTTCACGGCCTACGCTTTACAATCTGCTCAAGCGGCCGACGGCGTACTTTCCGCAAACGCTGCGGCTGATGCGGGCACTGAGTATTCCGGTCGAGGAAATGCGGGCGGCGATCAGCTACCCGTGGTAAAGGAGGAAGGAAAGATGATTTCAAGGAAAGAATGGTACGCCGCATTGCGGCGGATGCTGAAGCGGGCTGCGCTGGTGTTTGGCGGCCTGTTTTTGATGGCGGCTTTTTTCTACTGGCGCGTGTTTGATCTCCGGCTTGAGGCGGCGCTGCTCGCGACGCTGTCCGCGGTGCTGACTGGGTACGGGATGGCATGATGGGATGGAGCTGTTGTCTCGTCTCCTGGCTCAAGGCGGCGTGGAAAGCGCTGGTGGAAGCCGCAGAGAGACAGAGAAATTATTGGGACGGTGACGCCCCATGAGATACCCGTGTTCAACGTGCCCGAAAAATGCGGATTGCCGCATGGGACTAAGATGCGTGGACTGGCGTCGGTGGTTCGGCGTGACGTGGGACTATGATCTTCGCAAGGCCGCGCATGAGATAGAAAAAGCCGCCCATGTCGCTACACATGGACGGCCGGTGACAGACAATTTCGTTCCGTATCGAAAATATGTCTATGGCCATATTTTAACGGCAAATTGGAGGGATGTCAAGTGAGCACGACACTTTCTCAGTGTGCAAAAATCTTGCGGCACCTGAAGGAGTTCGGTTCGATCACATTGTTTGAATCTATCTATGAGTGCGACTGCACAAGACTATCAGCCAGAATTCATGATCTGCGTTGCCGCGGCATCCCAATCGAAACTGAAATGATCGACACGGTCAATAAGCACGGCAAGCCGATCAGATACGCGAAATATAGATTGGAGGACGGCAATGTTTCCGAGAGAACTTGAGTTTGACCGGCAGCAGCAAAGCCCGGTCGGCTATGACATCTTCGGCGACGAGGTCTACAAGGGCGACACCGTATACTGCGGCGACGAGGGCATGATGTGCGACCCCGGCGCGGACAACTTCGATTCTGGCAACCCGATCATGTCCCTTTTGGTGCAGCAGCTGGGGACGAGGTACATTTTGGAGCAGCTTGGCTATGAAAAAAGGGTTATCGAATGAGTACGTCTACACTCCGGTTGAAGTGCGGTGCAGCATCTACTTTGAAAAAGACCATATCTGCTGCGCATACTGCCCTTTTTATGAGACCTACTCCCGTAAACAGTGCAGATTGACCGGGGAATATCTGTTGAACGAGTACGGCAGAGGTTACTACTGCCGACTGGAATTGGAGGATTTGAATGAATATTCAAGAGAAACTGACAACGATTCAGCTGGAGCTGAAAGCGCCGAAGTCGAAACGCAATAACTTCGGTAACTACAATTACCGCTCCTGCGAGGATATTTTGGAAGCGGTCAAGCCGCTCTTAGCGGCGAATATGTGCAGCCTGACACTGGACGATGACGTTTTGTGCATCGGGGATCGCGTTTACGTCAAGGCCACGGCGACACTGACAGACCATGCGGAGGGCGCGACGATCTCCACTCATGCTTTTGCCCGAGAAGCCGAGACGAAGAAGGGCATGGACGAGAGTCAAATCACCGGCACGGCGTCCAGCTACGCCAGAAAATACGCTTTGAATGGCCTGTTTGCCATTGATGACACGAAGGACGCCGACACGGATGAGTATCAAGGGCGCGAGGCTCCACGGCAGACAGCCAAGCAGGAGCCGAAGCAGACGGCAAAACCATTTAAGTGCTCTGTATGCGGAAAAGATGTTGTTCCAGTTTCCTTTGACGGCAAGAACTACTCCGCCAGAGCGATTGCGGAGCAGACCACAAAGAAGAAGGGACAGTGCATGTGCTGGGATTGCTACATGAAGGCGGTACAGGCATGACGGAACTGACGTTTTCTGCGGCGGACTGGACGATGGACGCCGCCGGGACGTGGCTGCGGATCAAAGCTGACGTGCCGTATAAAGCGCAGATGTTCCTGGAGCACATGACACCGGGAAAGAAGTATGTCGCGGAGATCAAGGAGTTCCGGAAGAAGCGCAGCTTGGATTCCAACAACTATTTCTGGCAGCTCTGCGACCAGATTGCGGAAAAGCTCGGGCGCACGAAGGAAGACCTCTACGTCGAATACATCAAGGAGGTCGGCGTGTTCAAGGACTTTCATCTTTCCCGCGACGAAGCGGCGACATTCCGGATGGCGTGGTCAATGCTCGGGACAGGCTGGCCGACTGAGGAAGTGGATTACCAGCAGGACGGAGACAACCTTGTGATCCGCGCCTATTATGGTTCGTCCCGCTACAACGCAAAGCAGATGGGACGGATCATCGACCGGGCCGTCGAGGATGCAAAGAGTTTGGACATTGAGACATTGACGCCGGACGAGCTGGCGCGGATGAATCTGGAATGGGGTGAGAGAGCTGCACAGGCAGACGAGGGCCACTAGCATCCCGGCAGCGGTCAAACAGGCCGTCTGGGAGCGCGACTGCGGGCGCTGCGTCCTCTGCGGGAGACCGGGCAATCCGTGGTGCCATTACATTTCACGGGCACAGGGAGGTCTTGGACGGCCTGAGAACGTTGTAACGCTCTGCGACCATTGTCACCGACGGTTTGACCAGTCAGCCGACCGTGCGGCGCTCAAAGAAGTGCTGGCGAATTATCTGAGAAGCAAATATCCCGGATGGGATGAGACGAAATTGATTTACAGGAAAGGAACTTGAAATGTTAAAAAGTGTCGATGTCGCTGAATCCAAATCATTAAATGCAAGAGTGGCTGGCGGAAAATATGAAAAAGAAGTGGAGGAATTTATGAAGAAACCGGATCTTGTGGTTGAAGCCGATTTATCTGGATTTTGTAATATCATGTCGGCAGATACGGCATACAGAAAGGCAATTAAACGTGTTGGCGCTGCTGCTTATGCCACAAGACGGAAGAACCGGTTGTTTATTGTGAAAGAAGGTGTTGAGGATTGCTGAATAACATCGTAATCATGGGACGGCTCACGCGCGATCCGGAGCTGCGGAGAACGCAGAACGGTGTTGCGGTTGCTTCCTTCACGCTGGCCTGTGAGCGCGACTTCGCACCACAAGGGGCAGACAAGGAAACGGATTTCATCGATGTCTGCGCTTGGCGATACACGGCGGAGTTCGTCGAGAAATACTTCTCAAAAGGCCAGATGGCCATTGTGACCGGACGGTTGCAGATCCGCAACTGGGAGGACAAGGAGGGCAACAAGCGCCGCTCGGCGGAGATCCTTGCCGATCACATCTATTTCGGCGAGGGCAAGAAGGACAGGGCGGAGACATACGAACCGCAAGGCGGATTCAGCGAGATCACAGGAGATGACCCGGATCTTCCGCTCTAGGGGGATAAGGCATGGAACGATCACAGTTTACATTCTATCGCAGCTTTGCGAGCGCCATTCAGCGGATTCGGAAAGACGCTGACCGAGCAAAGGCATACGATGCAATTTGCAATTACGCACTGGATGGGAAAGAGCCTGATTTATCAGGCCTTCCCGACGCTGCGGCCATTGCATTTGAGCTGATCAAGCCGAACCTTGACGCAAGCAAACGGAAAGCAGAAAACGGAAAGCGCGGAGCAAACGCCAAGCAAGAGAAAGGCACTGGCAAACCGGAAGCAAACCGAAAGCAAACGGTTAGCAAACCGCAAGCAAACGCCAAGCAAGGGGAAACGCCCAGCGAGAAAGAGAACGAGAAAGAGAAAGAGAATGAGATAGAGAACGAATGTTATAAGAATCTCCCCTCCCCCTTTGAGCGCTTTTGGTTTGCTTATCCGCGCAAGGTCGGAAAGGCTGACGCGAGAAAGGCGTTTGCGAAGGTCAAAGTGCCTGTGGAAACGCTCCTGTCGGCCATAGACCAGCAAACACGCAGCGAGCAATGGACGACGGAGAATGGGCGCTTTATCCCAAATCCGGCCACTTGGCTGAATCAGGGGCGCTGGGAGGACGAGCTTGCAGCGCCGGAGAGTAAATATCACGCAAAACCGGGCTATGGCGTTCAAAGGCACGGCGATAAGCTCACCGACTTAGAGCGTCAGGCCATTGCACGGATGATGGAGGAAGAATGAATGAACGCGAAGAAAATCAATACAGCCTTGTATGGGGATGGAAGCAGAAACGCGCGGCTCAGAGCTGAATACATTTTCTGCGACAGAGCCGATGAGTGCTCGCTATACAAGGGCGGCAAGTGCTTCAACGTAACAACACTTTTTGGCGCGAGATGCCCGATTGGAGAGCGGAGTTGTGTAGACGGAGGGACAAAACGGAGCAATAAATACCGCGATTTGTGGATTCAAGCGAAAAAGGATGACTGCTACGGGAAACTGAAATATCCGTCGCATGAATACATCGGACGCATCGGAGATGACGCCTTCTTGTGCCCTCCACATATCATGATTGAGGATCAGAACGGGCGACTGAATGTTTCAGACCCCGGATTTGGATGCAACTGGGTTGTTGTGAAACGCGATACACTGACCCCGGAAAACCTGAATCGGGTATGCGCGTACAGGCCGCGAAGCTTGATGGGCGGCACGATCACAGACTATCAGGAAAAAACCGTGCCGAATTTCTTGCACCAGCTATCCCAACTGTTTCCGGACGAATATGCGGCGTTGATTGCGGAGTACCCGGAATACGCGGGGAAGAAGCCAAGCTTCGTTGGGCGGATAGCAAAACTCGCCACCTGTAATCCGGCGTGTGAATACATAGACGGCAATAGCGTGTTCCGCATGGACGGCGACTGGCTGGTCTGCGATTGTTATAAATCTGCGTTTGCGCCGTTCTGTGGCAAAGATGCGATGCTGAAAATTCAGTTGACGGATGAGATGAGGGTCAAAATTACAGATAACGCGCAAGTGCTGCCGGAAACGGTGCTGTTATGAAAATGACGAACTGCGGCTACTTGGCCGCGCGGAACGCTGCGCAGATACAGCGGGAAAGGAATGGAAAATGCTTCTCGAAAAACTGGCGCGGGCAATCGCCTGCAAGCACTGTGAAAACCCCTCGAAGCTCTACGAGCTTCAAATTCACGCCGACGAACAGACCCGCGAAATCCTCCGGCTAAACCATGTGCTGGATGAGATCAAGAAGGAGCGCGAGGAGGCACTGGCGAGCACGGAAACGTGGATGAGCCGTTGTGAGCGGAGAGAGGAAGAACTTGATATGGCCAATAAGATGCTTGACCGCATCACAAAAACGAATTGCAGCAACTGCGGGAATGGTATTGCGTGTTCAGGCCGGAAGGCAATGAGCTGCGCTACAACTGCCACTTATGGCAGGAAGAAGAACCGGAAGGTCTGATTGTAAAAAATCCGTTTGAATAGGAGGAAGAAGAACGTGAAGATCACGCTTGATTTGCCAGATGGCACAATATGCGGCTTTTTCTGCGGAGTGGAGCACACCAGTGCAGGATTGCAGCTTGCATCTTATCAGCTCAGCTCCGATGATCTGATTGATGGGAATACGATCAAGCTGCCGAGGGAACGCCATGACGATTGAGTTCACTGTGCCATATCCGGCACGCAAGAGCGCGTGGACGAAGCGCTACGGCCTGAACGCCTACTGGTCGGGAAAGAACCACCACGTCAGGGCAGCGGACGCCAGAGACCTTGAGGCGCTTGTGCGGCTGTGCCTGAGGCAACAGGGCGTTCCGGTTCGGCTGTTTGAAAAGCCTGTGTCCATCTCCTTCTGGCACAACACCCGCATGGATATCGACAACCACGCGGCGATCGAGAAGATGACTGTGGATGCGCTCAAAGGCTGGCTGCTCCGGAACGATGACCGGCGGCATTACAGAGAGAAACATAGCTTTTTCCACGATGAAAATTACATGAGGGTGGTGATCTCGGATGAAGCCGCCATGTGAGAGGGACTGCCCGAGACGGACAGTGGGATGCCACGCCAAGTGTGCCCCGTATCTGGCCTACGAGAAAGCAAAACAGGCGGAATATCGGGCGAGAGACGTTGAACGAAGCCGCGACACCTATACCGAGAACGCGAAGAAGCGGTGTAAGAGCGTGGAGAGACTTAGAAGATTGGGGTTGCTGAAATGAATTTGAAACCGGAAGAACTGGTCAAGGCGCTATTGTATTGCGGGAATGGAGGAGACTGCGACGCATGCTGCCATCCGTGTCATGGCGAACATGGCGAATTTGAGTGGCGCTGTCTGGGACCCCTGCTGCTGCGGGCTGCGACACAGATCGAGCACGACCAGAAGGAGATTGCCGCGCTGCGGGAGAAGCGGCGGTGGATTTCAGTGACAGAAAAAACGCCAGAGTATGATATGCCGCAGCTTGCGCTAAATGCTGACGGGGATGCACTCATTGCAAATTACGCATACGGCGAATGGTTTGATACATGGGGGCAAGATGTGGAGGTCACCCACTGGATGCCGCTGCCGGAACCGCCAAAGGAGGACTGAGGATGAAACGCATGACGAGCTGGGAACACGGAAGTGTGAAGATAAACGGACATTGGCTGTCGGACATAGCACTGGCTGAACTCTACCAGATGGCGGATCGCCTTGCACGCTATGAGGATGCGGATAGCCCGATGATGCGCATCCGACCGGGCGATACGGTCTGGTTGTCTCCAATGCTTTACGAGCGCAGCAAAAAGCCGCGACCGTTTACGGTTGACGCCATACGGATTGACCGGGAGGGCGTGATGTTTATCACGGGGCGACGGAGATTTTCGGAGGAAGCGATTGGAAAGACCGTGTTTCTTTCCAAAGAGGAAGCGGAAAAGGCTTTGCAGGGGATGGAGGAATGACAATGGAACGACTGACCTTTGAGGGAAACTTCTGCGAGATTGCGCAATGCGCGTGCATGAAGTGCCCATACGATACCAATTGCAGCCAGAAACAGGTATGGGAACAGCTGAAAGCCTATGAGGACACAGGGTTAAGCCCTGAAAAGGTTTCTTGGATGAAAGAAGTCGTCGAAGCAGCTTTTGACAATGACACATCCAGAATTGAGCGAGCACACAACCTGCATGTGGCTGACAAAGAGGGCCGCGTGGTGGTGCTTCCGTGCAAGGTGGGTCATCGGGTGTTTGCCCTGCTGGACACGGATAAGCATATAAGCGAGTGCGAGGTCAAGCAGATCGGCCTTGGTAATGAGATCGGATTTGTTGGCCTTGAGCCAATAGGGGCCAGAGGGCGAGAGTATGGCGTAGCGCTAAATGGATTTGGCAAAACCGTATTCCTGACGCGCGAAGAAGCTGAAAAGGCGCTGGCGGAAATGGAGGGAAAATGATGGTAAAAAGAATCTGCGACCGATGCGGAGCCGAAATAAACCCTACAAG